TTGCAGTTGGTATTTTAGATGCTTCATCAGCTGGTAATCTTTTAGCTTACGCAAACCTAACAACATCTAAAACTGTAAGCACAGGTGATGTATTCAGATTTGATGCTGGAGATTTAGATATAACATTAGCGTAATATCATGGCCTCAGTAGGCTATGGTCTATATACATACGGGAAGTCCAACTATGGAACTCCCGTTTATCATTTTGGTGCTGCAACAATACAAGCATCATCAGGTTTTACAGCTGAATCATCAGTACAAAAACTAGCTAGCGCAACATCTGCACAAACTTCTGATTTCAATGCAGTAGGGCATAAAATTAATTTAGGAGCAGCAACATCTGCTGCAACATCAGGGTTTACTTCAGTTGGTCATAAGATAAATCTTGGTGCATCAACCATAGCAGGAGTATCTTCTGCAACAGCAATAGGTAGACAAATAGATCGCGGACAAGCAGTTATTAGTGCAGTATCTAGTGCTACAGCTACTGGTAGACAGGTTGATAGAGGTGCTGCAACCATATCAGCAACATCTGCGTTTACAGCAGTAGGAACACAAATAGACTTAGGATCTGCAACTATAGCAGCTACATCTAGTGTAACCGCAGTACCAACTAAATTAATACCAGGTGAATCAACTATAGCTGCAACAAGCAGCATGACTGCTACAGGTACACAAATAGATCGTGGTGTAGTTATAGGACCAGTTGTATCAAATATGACTGCTACTGGTAGATTTACCATTAGTGCAGCAGCTACATTAGCTGGTGTAAGTGGCTTTGATGCAGACGGTAGACAGATAGACAGAGGTGCATCTGTAATTGCACAAACAAGTGGATTTAATGCAATTGGTAGTCTAAAATGGGAAGATATAATTGTTCCTGATGAAACATGGACAGAACAAGATATAATAGCCGATACCTGGACAAACCAAGCGAATCCAGATACATCATGGACAGATTTACAAACAAGTACAACATGGGAAGATCAGTCTAACCCATCGACTACTTGGAATGAATTAGGCGAACAAGACGCAGCTTAAAGGAATTTTTTTATGGCAGATACATTTACAACGAATTTAAACTTAACTAAACCAGAAGTAGGAGCATCTACTGATACTTGGGGTACAAAGCTAAACGCTGACCTCGATACAGTAGACGGATTATTTAGTGCTACTGGTACTTCAGTAGCTATGAACTTAGACGGAGCAGTTATAGATAGCTCTGTCATTGGTGGCACAACCCCAGCCGCAGGATCATTCACAACTTTATCAGCAAGTACATCTATTACAGGTACACTTGCTACAGCAGCTCAAACAAACATAACCAGCGTAGGTGCTTTAGATGGAGGTTCAATTACATCTGGCTTTGGCAGTATTGATGTTGGTTCTTCTGCAATTACTACAACAGGCACCGTTACTGGTAATACTTTAGCAGGAACTTTATCAACAGCAGCTCAACCTAATATTACAAGCGTTGGTACTTTATCAGCTCTTACAGTTACAGGCGAAATCACAGCTAATGGCGGTATTGCTTTAGGCAATGACGATATAGCAACTTTTGGTAATTCAGATGAATTACAAATTTATTACGATGGTTATGTTGCTTGGTTTGATAATCAAGACTCTGTAACAAAAGATACACAAATTAAAGTAGCAGACGGCGGATATATTACTCTTAAAGCTGGTAATGACAGTATGATTCAAGCTGCAGGAAATTCCAATGTCAGTTTATACTACGACGGCTCACCTAAACTAGCCACAACAGCAACAGGCATAGACGTAACAGGCACAGCCACGATGGATGGTTTGACTGTTGATGGTAATATTCTTTTAAATGTTGAGGGCAATGAACTTCAATTTAATACTAGTTCTACCCCTGTAAACAAAATTTACACAGATGATACTTACACCGCTAATGGTCTAACTATCTCAGCAGACAATGGCGTAACACTTAAAAGCACTAGCAACTATCTATTACTTGATGATACTGGAACTAATGAAATGGTTCTTAATGTTGATGGTGGAGAAAGGCTTCGCGTCACCTCAACAGGTATAGACGTAACAGGTACAGTAACTGCTGATGGTTTAGATGTAACAAGTGCTTCATCTGATGCAGTATTTTTAAGAAGCTCCAATGCAACAACTTCTAATGTTTACATAGCAAATACAAACGCAACTACAGGTAATACAGCTAATTTATATTTTGCACCAGCTAATAATGTTTCAGGTTCTCAAATATCATCTATAGCAATAGAAGATTTTTCTGTTAGTGCTAATAGAACTGCTGATTTAGCTTTCTCAACAAGGCTCAACGGAACTATGAGTGAAAGAATGAGAATAGACTCTTCAGGCAACGTTGGAATTGGAACTAGTAGTCCTTCAGCACCATTACACGTTGCAGGAACAGTTCGTATAGATGGTGGTGGTAATTCATACATATATTCAGATGCTTCAGGTGTAAACTTTGAAACTAGCGGAGCTAGGTTTACAAGATTTTATACTAATAGTGCAGAACGAATGAGAATAGACTCTTCAGGCAACATACTTTTTGGAGTTACCTCTTTATCAAATAATGGTTCTGTTTTTAGGTCACAACCTAGTAACTTAATGCAATTAAATATAGGTTCATCAGCAACATCAACACAAAATGTAGCTGTTTTTAGAAATCCTAATGGTGCTGTAGGAACTATATCAACAAATGGTTCAGTAACAGCTTACAACACATCTTCAGATGGCAGACTAAAAGACGTTACAGGCTCTGCAAGAGGTTTAGAAGTTATTAACGAACTCAACCCAGTTTCATATAACTGGAAAGCAGATGGTAAAGCTGACGAAGGTCTTATAGCTCAAGAAGTGTTAGACATAGTGCCTAACGCTGTATCAGGTTCTGAAGAAGATATGTATCAAATGGATTACAGCAAATTAGTAGTTCACCTTGTTGCAGGAATGAAAGAACAACAAACACAGATTGATGCCTTACAATCTGAAATTAACTTATTAAAAGGAGAATAAAAATGGCAATTAATTATACTTGGAACGTATCAACAGTTGATACTTACCCAACACTAGATGGTAATACTGATGTGGTTTATTCAGTACATTGGAGATTAACAGCAGAAGATGATGCTAATCAGGATGCTGATGGCAACAACTGGACTGCTACATCATACGGAACTCAATCTGTAGATACTTCAGACTTGTCAAGCTTTACAAGCTTTGCAGACTTAACAAGCTCTGACGTTCAAGGCTGGGTAGAAGCTGCTATGGGTTCTGATGCAGTTCAAAATCTTAAAGACGGTTTAGATGCTCAAATCGCTGCAAAGATCAATCCCACATCTGTTACTAAAACTATAGGATAAACAATGGCACTATTGCCTGTAACTCCGCCAGCTGGCATAGTCAAAAACGGTACTGACTATGCTAACAAAGGTCGTTGGGTTGACGGCAATCTTGTGCGTTTTGAAAACGGCTATCTTAAGCCGATCGGTGGTTGGTCAAAACTAAAAACTACAGCACTTGATGGTGAGCCTATAGGTATGTATGCCTATAAGGACAACTTAGGTGCATCTGTTTTAGCTGTTGGTACAAGACAAAAAGTTTATGTCTTATACGACAATACCTGGACTGATATAACACCAGTTGGTTTTGTAAACGATGCTGATAACGATCCTCTTGGTTACGGTGCATACCACTATAACGTAGAAGATTATGGTGACGCTAGAAGCCAATCTGGACTACCTCTTGACTCAGGTCATTTCTCCTTTGATAACTGGGGTGAGGATTTAATCTTTTGTTTTTCTGGTGATGGCAAGATATACAAGTGGAGGCCAGTTTCAGGCGGTACAGCTGATACCATAGGTACAGTCGTAACAAACGCTCCTACAGGCTGTCAGGCTGTCCTAGTGACCAATGAAAGGCACTTAGTTGCTATTGGTTCTGGTGGAGATCCTAGAAGAGTAGCATGGAGCGATAGAGAAGATAGAAACACTTGGACATCTAAAGCTACCAATACAGCAGGTGATGTGCAAATACCAACAGGCGGTCGTGCATTATTAGCAGTTAAATACCAAAACGATGTCATAGTTTTTAGTGATACTGGTATTGATAGAATGAGCTATGTAGGCTCACCTTTTGTCTATGGTATAACCGCAGCAGGTGCAAACTGTAAAGCAGTAAGTAGAAGATCAGTAGTACAAACAGGAAACTTTTTAGCGTGGATGGGTGAAAACTCATTCTTTGTTTACGATGGTGTTGTAAGAGAAATACCATGCGATGTGCATGATTATGTATATGACCAACTAAATGTACCAGGAAGAAAAGCTTGTTGGGGTGGACACAACTCTAACTTTAACGAAATATGGTGGGGTTTTCCAAGCGGAGAAGGTATATACAGACCAAACAAATATGTCATTTGGAATTACTTAGAAAACACTTGGTCTATAGGTTCTTTAGATAGAGGATGTTGGATTGACCAAGGTGCGTTTGATTATCCTATAGCTGGTGATTCAGCAGGTTTTATTTACGAACACGAATCAACCACATTATCTAATTCTCCAAACTTAAACAGCGATGTGCCGTTTTGCACAAGCGGTCCAATAGAATTAGGTAATGGCGATAACTATGTACAATGTAATCAGATTATTCCAGATGAAGAGGCAAACACATTACCAGGTGTAACAATAAGTTTTAAAGGTAAGTTTACCCCTCTAGGTAGCGAGACAGACTTTGGTAGTTTTACCTTTGAGAATGATGGATATACCGATGCTAGGTTTACAGCACGACAAGTACAGATGACTGTAACAGGTAGCACAACACAAGATTTCCAAGTTGGTAATATAAGATTAAATATAAGACCAAGAGGTAGAAGATAATGGATTTATCCTCACAAAGACAGTATATACAAAGAGCTGAAACAGCGCATGAAATACTTACCACTACAGATTTAACAACATTATATACATCCCCAAGCGGTGATGATTTTACTTTTGCAATCATTGAATCTATTTTGGTTTGTGACCATGATAATCAACAAACCAATATAACAGTTACTGTAACGCATGAGGCTACTACTTATACCTTATTTAAAGAATTTACTATTACTGCTTACAATACTGAAGAATTATTAACTAGAAGTTTAGTATTACACCAAGGCGATGTTGTAAAAATACAAGCAGATCGTGCTGGTAATTTAACTGTTTATGCGAGCATCGTAGAATATGCAAAAGGCGACTAATACAGTAGTTGAATTACACCCAAAGGAACAAAGAGAGCCTTGGGAGATTGAATGGGAAAGATGTAAACCTTATATAGCAAAAGCTGTAAAACATCAAGATTCCTATACAATTGACGATATAGAAGATAAAATAAGGAATGGAATATTCCATTTATGGCCAGGCAAAAAGTCTGCATACATAACAGAATTTGTAGAGTTTCCACAAATAAAAGTAATGAATATTTTATTTTGTGGTGGTGATTACAAAGAGTTGGAAGAAATACTCCCATATATAGAGGAGTTTGCCAAACAAGTCGGTGTAAAAAGACTTTATGGCGGTGGTCGAAAAGGATGGATTAGAAAAATAAAACATCTAGGATTTGAACA